AGCAAGACTAACTGAAACAATTGCTGCATCGGCAGGTAGTGCAGTGCAATCAAGTATGGTACAGTTTTAAGATGAAGAAGTTAATTAATATAACAGCCAGCCTGTCATTTACTTTGGCAGGTATGGTTGTTGTATTCATTACACTTAGTGGGGATACAAGAAGAGTAGCTTTGATTTCTTCGGTGTCGGCATTACTAGTGCACTACACCTATGAAATTTTAAGGAGCGACAATGACTAAGGGTTATCAGCCACGGACATGATATAGATACTAAAGCAGGACGTAGGATTAATTGGAAGCGCGACTTGGCTATTGGTCAAGAGCGGTGAAGATTTGTTTGAAGAGTTTATTAAATCATTAGATGATGCAGACTTTGAAATCAAGCGCGACATGTATCGTAACGGGCGCATGGTTGTAGAGATGCAACAGAAACCTAAAGACAAAGACTGGAAGCCATCAGGTCTGGCTGTAACTAAAGCTAAGTACTGGGTGTACATGTTTAGTGCAGATGCATACGCAGTGATTGAAGTTGCAAGACTGAAGAAGTATTTAAAGATTAATAATAAGATTCCATTGAAAACATTTGCACCATACAGTGCCAACCCAACCAAGGGTTATTTGTTAATGGAAGAAGATGTAGTTAAACTCATGAGTTCAGAACTCTACGACACCAAGGAGAAGAAATGAAACTACCAATCGTTGAAGTTAAGTTATGCTCGCACCTAAAGAATGCTAAGCCAGGTCAACTGTCAGCAGACAAGTTGCGTAAGATTGAAGGCGGTGGACAGCTGCACCACTGTGCAGCAGATGCATACGAAGCTATGGATGCTGCAGCTAAAGCAGAAGGAATAGAATTAAAGCCAACGAGTGCAGGTGATACTTACCGTACACTTGCAGCACAACTCCAAGGCTTTAACCAACGCTACCAGTTGGAGCCTATCGAAGGACAAAGTACCAGGACATATGAAGGTAAGAAATGGTATTTGAAGAAGGGGATGGCTCCACTGGCTGCGCCAGGTACTAGTAAGCATAACCTTGGGATTGCAGTTGACATTGCCAATGCCTCAGGTCCAAGGCTTGAGTGGTTAGTAAAGAATGCTCCTGAGTTTGGCTTCTCATGGGAGGTAGTTCCTGAAGAACCATGGCACATTCGTTATGTCGCAGGGGATAATGTACCAACACGCGTTAGGGAGCATCTGAGCGCGTCTGGTGGCAACGTAGCATGACATGTGGGCAACGATTGGTCACAGTGTGAAGGTTAATAACCGAGAGGTACCCTTCCTCATTGATGACCTATTGGCTATAGTGATTAGCCCAAGGCCAGAGAATGATTGGCAAGCTTTAATGGAAGCTGTTCCCGGTGATGAGCCGGCAGAAAGTAAAGATGCACTGCAGCCACTGCGTGAAGCAGTAGTAGATTGCATTGACATGCTGTCAGAACAAGACCATTTTATTATTGATGCTATGAACTCAGAACAAATAACTTATGATGAGTTGGGCAAACGATTAGGCACATCGCTTACACATGCCTGGCGTCTACGCAATGCAGCATACAGGAATTTAAAACAAATACTAGAACGTCATGATGTTATAAGAACTTACTTAAGGTTAGACCATGAGTAATGAGTGGGCAGAAGAAGTCTTGCATGCTAAAGACTTACATGATTTATCTTTAACATCTGAACGTATTGTTCGCGACAACGAGCATGGTATAACTGTTAACCTAGGTTTGTCTAATGAGTTCTGCATTAACCTTTGCCAACGTTGGACTAAAGCTATGCGCTTTGCTGATTGGGAATCAACCATCATGGTACATGCATTCTTTCAAGGGTTTATAGATTACCTTGATGAGTATTTAAAGGAAGAGGGAATTGACTTTAGGGAGTACCCTGAGTTATAATATTAATATGAAGAAAGAAACTAAATATTATACATGTCGTGCTTGCAGTACAAGTTTTACCCATACCATCAGGCAGGGTAGAGACCCACAGTATTGCTCTGACCAATGCAGAGGCAAGAGCGTAGATAGAACAGTAAAGCCATTGATATGGAATTTGAATTGTAAAGCTTGTAAAAAAGATTGGTCAATGGAACGCGTCAAACAAAGTGGACGCAAGCCACACTTCTGCCCTGACTGTTATGATGTAGCTAATAAAGAACGTCATAATAAAAGACAGAAAGAACGTGACAGAAGTTATGTTCCTAAAAAAGAACGTGCTTTGACTGAACAAAAAATGATTAAGTGGTTACCATTTGAACCATTAATAAAAGTATTATTACAAGGTCATATTAAAGATGAAGACTGGGCTGTTATAGATTCACGTGACCGCAGCACAATAACATACATGGCAACCAAACTAGGTTTGCAATACAGTTCTATGTCTCGTTACTTAGAACCAGGTGCAAAGATTAATGCATACAAAGCTGATGAGTTTGCTATCCGCTTACGGATTGCATCCTATGCTTATCTGGGGAATGGGGTTTTATAAACTCGAGGTAGTTGACTTTGAGGTTGGGGAGAGACAGCGCCAGGCTTCACGAAAGTCCATGGCGCTAGCCCGTGAGCGTCGTATAGATGCTTTGCTACAGCAAGGTTACAGTCGAGAGTTAATAACAAAGGGAGGTCACCTCCGCAAACGCGACGTACCAACTCTCGGTGACCAGAGTTAACTTGGAACAGGCCTGAGTCCCAACTCTTATTTTTATTTAGATGATATGTCATCTCACCTTTACTGTTCCATGTAGCATTAATTGCTTTGATGCGGCATCTTGATTCGCGCCAAGCAATGTAACTAAACTCTTTTACTGGCAGGCCAGCAGCTTTTATAGCGGGTTCCCACTTAGGACAACTGTTGGTGGCAGCTGATGCTTGAGTGGGGAAAGCAAAAAAAGTTATGGCAATAGCCAATATAAGTTTACGCAATAGTTTTCTCCTTGTTAGGGGTTTATTATTCTGCAGCCTTAGCTTTCTTATCAACCTTGTTGAACACTTGGTTGATTTCTGCAGCGGACAGTTTACCGTCGTCCAAGAAGGCTCTTGATAATCCTTCTACTACGGTGGCTACACCAGCCATGCCTGCCATGAAGCAGGCTTTCCATATTGATACGCCGGCAATTGCGCCAGCACCAATAACACCTAGACCTGACGCTGCAAATGTTGCAACGATTCTCATAAGAATATTATTTATCTGTTTCATAACTCTCCTTATTGATTCTTTAACATGTCATTTAGTCTATTAATAATTTCATAACGCGCAGTGTTCTCTTGGTTTGGAGTAACAACTGTTAGTGGTATACCAAGCAGTGATAGTAATGAGTTAAGCTTTTCTTGATTAGCAGTGCCTGGCTCTTTTGCTTTCTTGATTCCTGGTATTGCTGAAACTCCAGGTATACCTTCTCCAGCAACAAGTGGATTTAAATAACGTGATGCAAGTCCGACAGGACCACCATAACGTTGACCAACATAACTTGCAATGTCACCAGGACCTTGAATCTTTTCACCAGTAACAGCCTTTTGACCAAATAGAATTTCAGCTGGAGTTAAATACTGTGGTGCAATAGATGAAAGTATGCTTCGTGGGTCAGTAAGCCCAGTCTCTAATGGAGATGGTGAACCAGCACCTGGGAAACCAAGGTCTGGTTTAGCAAACAATCTACCAGCAATTGGGAATGCACCAGCCTTTGTCAAATAACTTGGTGTCAATATACTATTGCCTTCTTTATCTGTGTATGCTTTACGTGCTTGATTATAAAGCTGATATATCTGTGGATTGTAAAACATGTTTTCAAATTGAGCTGGTAAGTTGCGGCTCATGAACATCCAGAATGGAACTACTTGTTTGATAACTTGGTCTGCTGCGGACAAGTTGCTGTAATCAATTAAGAACTTAGAAGTTCTAGCTACTGATTCTGCTGGAGTTAAACCTTGACGAATGCCATCATAAGTAAACATAAAGCGCGCATGGTTTTCAATTAGACTACCAATGTCTGCTGATTTTTCTGCAACCTTGCCAGCTCCACGTGAAATCTTTCCTATTACTGGCTTGCTTGTAGCTTCATTACCAAAGAAACCTAATTTGCCACTAACAATATCTCTTACAACTTCTTTTGTTTGACCACCACCAGCAGCACCATATAACTTTAATGCTTCTTCAAATGCATAGCGTTGGTTCTTAGGAACTTTATATTCAATGAAGAAGTTCTTAATATAGTTTTCTGGAGTGTCAGTATAAGCTTCTCCTGAAGCAGTAATCTTTCTAATATATTCATTCCATTGACGCGATAAAGGAAGTCCTTCTTTGAGGTACTCTAACTTTGCTCCGCCTGCTAGCATCTGCATACCGTTGCTCAGTATGTTACGGTTATGAAATCCTGGTGTAGTAATCAACCATGTCTTTACAAATTGATTATACTCTTTAAGGAAGTTAGCAAACCTACCAACCTGAGCTGGTTCTTTTAATGTACGAATGTTATTCCAGATTTGAGCAATGTCTGCGCGGGCAAGTCCATCAGGAGCGACTGAACTATCTAATGCAACATAAGCATCTTCGATTAAATTAACAATTGTTTTTAATCTCTCTGGCTTTATAGTTGCTAGATAATCAACTACCTCTGATGCTGGACGTGAGAACAAGTTAATATAATTATCAGCTAAGTTACTACCAAGTGATGCCCATGCTGCTGCTACTGCATCTTTGTCTCCTGCATTTCTTGCAATCAATTCAAGTACATTATCTAATTCAATAAGAGCTTTTTCTGTTATTTCTCTGCTTGCTTTACTTGCACTTGATGTAGTGTTCTCTCTGCCAAGTTTAATTATTTGGGCACGAGCTAATGCAATTTCTTCTGGCGACCAATTAGGAATAAGTGTCTTTAAGAATTCATTTACATCACCAGTAAAACCACGACTAATCATTTCTCTTAATATATTTTCCTGTGTCTTAATTGGTAAGGTACCACTAATCATTCCACCCTTATAAAGACCTGCTTGTTCTGCAGTAAGAAATGATGGTCGATTCATTCCACTATAATGTTCAATCATTTTTAAGAATGCAACATCACCAGAAAATTTATTTGCAAACTTTTGTAGTGCAGCTGCAGCATTGGTCTCAAAGAAATCTCCTTTGAATGCTCTGCCACCTTTAGCAATATAATCTGCAGTTGGTTTATTAGCAAGTTCATTTAATCTTGCAATGGTAAGGTCGGTGTCTTTTAATACATGACCAAACCATACGCTATCTTTTTTTAATACATTAAGAAGATTACGACCAGGTAATGGTGCAGCATCAAGTCCAAAAGCTTCAAGTAAAAGTTTAGCTTGTGTTCCTTTACCAGCCATTTCAGCAGAAGCTTTATTAGTTAATACTTGAGGGAACCATCTATCTGGATTTGTTGATGCACTAAAGCCAGTGCCTACTGCTTTGCCTGCATGACTATCAATTACAATGCCAAGTTGTTCTCCAAACTTGTAAAGGTTTTGAGCAAAAGCAATCTCCGCTGCATCTCTGCCAAGAGTTTTAGCTAATACTTCTGGAGTATTAGAAGTTAATACTTCAGCTGGAACTGTTTCAATCAATGAATGAACTGTTGTAATATATGGTTTGTATTCTTTGTTTGAAAGAATTGCTCTGGCTTCTGCATTGATAACTTGATTCGCAAGTCCTTTATATCCTTTATAAACATTGTTCTCAGCTAAACGTTGTACAGATTTTAATGCTTCACCAGTTCCCTTTTTAAGAACTCTACCACTATTTAAACCAACCTTTAAGTCAATTACTTCTGGACCCATGCCTTCAGCACCAGTTATAATTTTTCCGAATGCTCCACCTGGATTATAACCTAATGGTTCCCAGTTCCATAAACCTAAACGTGCACGTGATGTTGCTTGACCAATTGCACCAGTAAGTTTTGCTGTACCTGGAACAGTAACTTTTGGCGCAAACGGTATGCCCCATCTAAATCCACCTGGCAAACCAATCTGTGGTCCGATATCTTTTAATGCAGCATAACCTTTGACTGCTACTTCATCTATAATTTGAGGTGTAACAGTTTTAACAAAGTTTTCTGCTACTCTACCTTGTGCAGTGCCAGCATATCTTATAGCATCTTCTTTAGCTACTTGAACTGCACCGTCTAATGCATCAGCTAATGCGCGCTTAGTTCCACCACCTAAAGTTCTGCGTGGACCAGCAGCACCCCATTGTCTTGCAGCCTTAGCTACTGTTCCTCTTGCAAGTACTCTTCCTTCTGCCTTTGCTGCTTCATCTGCAACTTGTGCAGCTTTAGCAACGATAGCAGCAGCACCTTGTCTTATTTCTTTTTTAGCGGCACTTTCACCTAACTGTACAACTAATTGTTCTGCGGCTTGTTTAGTTGCACCTTTAACACCTTGTTTAACAATAGCTTCTGCTGCATCTTTAACTAAAACTTCTGCGCCTTCTTTAACACCAGCAGCAATAAGCTTCTTACTTAATTGTCCTACAGCAACTTCAGCTGCAGTACCAGTACCAAGAGATAGGTAAGTGACTGGGTCACCTAAAACATCTAATGCAAAAAAGATTGTTCCATCAACATATTTATTTCCAGTTGGTTGAACACCAGCAAAAATTGTATTACGAAAAGTTGTATCTGTATCTTTTATTTGTTTGTAATAATCTTTAAGACTGAATCCACCTTCACCAGCAAAGCCACGTTTGCCTCCAGTACCAATCTTCATTGCAACGTCAAGTCCTTCTTTAACACCAGAAACAATTATACGGTGTGGTGTATCTAATACGGCTAATGGACCAGCTATTGCTTTAAGAACAGCAATGCCTGCATCTTTATACCAAGGTAAATCTGGTGATGCTGTTTCAATTTGTGTTGGTGTGTACTTTGTACCATACAACTGTGACTGTTTATAAAGAATTTGTTCGTTTAACTTTTCAGACAAAGGTATATCAGCACCTTGTGTCTTAGTTTTAATTAAAGGAGTAGTTTTAGGAGTAGTTGCAGTAGGCTTTGGTGTTGGTTGTCCAACTACAGTGGTAGGAGTAAAACCTGAACCATATACAGTTCCAACCCAGTCAACTGTTCCAGGAACTGTTGTTGATGGTGGTGTAGGAGTGGTTGCCATTTATTTTCTTGTCCTTATCTTTGTATATACTTGGTCTACAAATGGATTAATACCTGCTGCATTTATCTTTGCTAATACTGCTGAACCTAAGTTCTTTACGTATGCTTCAGTATAAGCTTGAGCATTTTGTGCACTGACACCACGTTTAATAAGGTCGTTATATCTTTCAGTGCCTTTTTTATTTACATAATCTACTGCTGGTTTGTAAGCTACTGTATTACCGTCTGGACTATTTACTAAACCATAACGCGCTTCTGGATTTAAACCATATTGACTAAACACATGTGTTTCTTTTTGTTTAGCGTAAGCTTTTTTAGCGGCACTCTTTTGACTATAGATATCTTTAAGCTGTGTATAGTAATCACCACTAGTTAAACCAGTTCCAGTTAACTTACCTTCTTTTGCGGCCGTTCTAGATAAAGCTTGTATGTCTGCTAATGATGTTACGTTTTCTAAATTGTCTCTAGTAAACTCAGAGAGTTTGTCATTACCATTATAACTAATAGCTGCTTTATAATCAGGTGCATTATAGGTAAGCCATTCATCTTGCGAATACCACGTTGGTGGTTTCTTAAAGCTAGCAATCGTTCCTTTAGGGTTAGCAATGTACTGAAATGCAGTGTACTGTGATGCTTTAATAGGGTCTTGAAACTCCGTAAGATACTGATTGTATACTTGACCAAGGTCTAATCCTGCCATAAATAATCCTTACTTCTTTTTAGCTGTTGCTTTAACTGCTGCTGCTCTAAGTTGTGGGAACTCTGCTTTAACTTGTGCTGGTGTTGCTGTTGGGTTAGCTGCTATGAATGCATTTGCTCTAGATTGTAGAGCTGGTGCATTTGAACCTTTAGCTGCTGCTATTTGTTTAGCAAGTATATTAACTGCTCCTGAACGAGATGCTGCTGTCTCTGCTGCTGCTTTATCAGCGGCTGCTTTTTCTGCTGCTGTTGCTGCAGCTATACGGGCTGCTCTTTCTTCTGGAGTTTCAGTTGACTCAGTGGTATCAATAGCAAGGTTACCAGATATTCCAAGTTCTGCAATAGCATCGCGCAATGCATTCTCACGTGCAATAGAATCTTTCTGGAGTTGTAGTCTAGATGCAGTGTACTGTTCTTGTATTGCATTCAACTGTGCTATCTTAGCCTGGTCTAGTGCTCCTTCTTGTGCGGCTTTCTGTGCAGTCAGTGTTGCTTGTGCCAGTCTTTGAGCCATTGCTTGTTCATTTAATCTTGACTGATTTGCTTGTGTTGAAGTTGCAGCAAGTGTTGTCAAAAGATTATTATAATTAGCTGCTCCACCTTGTGCTGCTGCCTGTGCTGCTAGCAATCCTGGTTGGACTCTTGCTGCATCTACACCTTGTGATTGCATGTACTGAGCAATGTCATTAGATACTGGAGTTGCTGTTGCACGTGGTGCTGTGGCATAAGCGTTTTGTGGTGCACCTTCTAAGTATGTTTTAAGTGCGCCGAATCCTTCATCGGTTAAACCTTGCGCTTCTCCATATCGAGTACCTAATCTACTTAAAAGATTACCATATGTTGTGTTTGCAAAAGCGTCACGAGCAGCTTTTTGTTCTTCTAAAGTTGTGTTTAATGCTTCTGGAATTTGTCCACCTTCAACGCCTGCAAGTTGAGCTTCATAATACTTTAATGCTTCTTGTGCACCAAGTCCTTTTCTTTGTAACGCTGCGTTATCTAATGCTTGCTGTTGATTATACTTTGCTATTTCTAAATCTAATTTATCTGATGCAGTCTGAGCTTCTAATCCACGAGCACTACCTAATGCATCATAATAAGATGCTGGTGCACCACTGCCACCACCACCACCAAGGATAGCACCTGACCAATCATAAGTAGGAAGTTCAAAGTCAGCAGCTACGTCAACACTAGGAGTATCAGCTGTTGGTGGCAGTATTGGATTAAATACAGATGGAGCACCTGCTCCTGGTACATTTGTTTTTGGACGCGCACCTGGAGGTGCTGGTTCGTACTTTGTTACAGCCATATTATCCTACCTTAATTCCAATAATGCTGCAGCATCGGCAGCTATTTGTCTTGCCTTGTTTGATTCTATATCTTTTAATGATTCTTGATAAGACTCTTGACCTTGTGTTGCGGCCAAGTCATATCCTCTTAATTGATTAGCCAAATCACTTTGAGCATAACCCAATTGCTTAGTTCTCTCTGAGGCATAGTCACCCAAAGCTTTCTTATATACACCTGAACGCACACCCATGCCTTGAAGTCCACGCTGACCATAGTTGGCAGTAAGTCTTGGGACTTGTTTTTGTATACCAAAAGCTGCTTCTTGAATCTGGGTAATAGGGCGTTGACCAGCAGTCTCTGCCAGATAACGCCTGTATGTATTAAGAGCTTGTTGCTGGCCTAGGCTAGTCTGCAAGTTTCTACGCTGCTGCTCATATATTGATGGGTCAAATGCCATTTAAATTACCTCTTATTATTATAGCGAAAATTTTCCATATTACCACTTTTGTAAAGGGCAAGTTGCTAATTTTAATTTAACTTTAGCTTTCATTACACACATACACAAACTGCACTGAGTGGTTGCCTTAATAAACTTTGGGCAATCCTGACACAATGAGTATCTAGTACTTTCTTCTTCATCGCTCACGTATTCAGTCTTTGGATTTAAAAAATCCCAGGGTCTAGTTACGCCTACTCTAGCCTTATAATCTTTCCAAGCTGACATTATTCCTCCGCTAACTTAAATTCTTTACCATCCCATATTACACCAAGACTTAAGCTAAATGCCTGCTCTTTAGTAATTGGAACTATTACGGGTGCTGAATTTAAACCAGCAATTAACGGTTGCATGTTAAAGGATATACCAAAAGAACCAGTATACTCTCCATCTACAACAGCTGCAAAATAACTAAATTGTAATTCTTCATTCATTATATTTTCCTTCTAATTATTAATATTACAACCATCTGGATAACAATATCCAGATTGCACAAATTGCCATGCGCCCCAAACGGTTGATGTTGGACAACTACAACCACTGCAACCGGGAGGACCACAGGTACCATTATAAGATATACCACTGCGTTGATATAAACGAGATGGTGGCATGCAACAACTATCGGTTACATTAGTACCTACACAATATGTGCAAGGTGTAGGTGGAACATAACCACAACCAGTGTAATTGGCTATATATACTGCGTCATACGTTCCACAGGAACCGTTAGTATATGAACGCATTAAATCAAAACCTGAACAAAATTGATTGCCTGTCCATTGTCCAGCTCCAGGGCATGGTGGAGGAGGAGGTTGATATCCACAACTTACGCTATTGTATTCTAATATTTCTTGATACGTGCCACCACTACCATCAGCACGTAGATTATAAAGAGTATAACCACTGCATTGGTTTGCTGCAATGAGTGTGCCATACGGAGGATAAACTGGTGGAGCAAATGGAGTAACTGCATTTGATGCTGCTGAAGAAGCAGATTGAATTCCATAGTCAGTTAAAGCATAAATTGTAAAAGTATAAGATGTTCCATTTGTTAAACCGGTTACTTCAATTGGTGAACCTGCGGCAGTTCCAGTAAACCCACCTGGTGATGAAGTAGCAGTATAAGAAATACTTCCTTTACCAGTGGCGGTTGGTGGAGTAAAGGTAATAGTAGCTCGAGTGTTTCCAGCCGTGGCAGTACCAATTGTTGGTGTGCCAACGGTGTCACCGCTACCATCTATAATTCCAATGATTGGCATTAAGAACTCAAGTCTCCTAGAGCAACCCAAATATTAGCAGCTCTTTTAATTAAAGTAGCAGCAGTCCATTGGCCACGAGTCTTTACTCCAGGGTTACCATTTAAAGTAACACCACTAGTAGGAACAAATGTTAATTGGCCAGTACCTGTTTGGACAACAGTAATCTGCGTACCAATTGGAAATGCTACAGAAGATTCTAAAGGAATAGTTACGTTAACTGCAGTTGCTGATAAAACTTCAACAATTTTTCCATCATCTGCTAATACTAAGGTGTAAGCAGTTGTTTGATTATTTGTTGCAATATGATAAACAACGTTTCCAACTACTGAAACGCTAGCACCAACTGTAACGCTGCCAGATACAGCAAGAGATGTTGCGCTTGCCACTCCCAAAACTGGTGTAGTAAGTGTTAATGATGCAGCTAATTTTACTGAGGTTACGTTGCCATCAGCAATGAGTGCCGTAGTAATAGCTTGACCAGCAATAGATGCTGTTCCTATTGCTCCGGTATCAAAGTTTGAACCAGCAGACAAACCATTGGTAAAGTTTGCTATTGCAGTGTTGTTTGAGTTGTGCTGTGCAGCAACAATCGGTTGACCATTTTGAAAGTTTGGAAATGGTATTGTAAGTGTAGCCATTGTTAAGTACTCCTAATTTTTCTTCTCTTAAATTTATAAGCGATTGAATTTAATCCCCAGGCTCTTCCTGGAAAAATTGTTGCATCTGTTATATCATCTGGACCCATGAACTCTAACTGTACTGCAAATCCTCTGCCTAAAGGAGCAATACCTTTTCTTTTAATTACTGCTCCACCAGTGTTGTAACCATATTCTGCAGTGCCGTAAACACCACCAGAACCATCTATCGAATAAGTTCCACCACCAGAAGTAGCATTTAAAGTAATTGTTCTTGTTCCGCCAAGTTGATTTGTTTCATCAAAGTTTTTATAACGATTTAATCTTATTGCTGTAGCCGATGTTACATCTTTAAACACAAAGTATGGACGAATAAAAGTTTTTAATTGAACATATGCTTTATCATCAAACCATGATGTACGATAATAAGATTTAAATCTTCCGCTCAATGATGGTGTTGCACCAACAATAACATCGTCATCAGTATTTGCATAATCATCTACAAAGTATACGTAAGGAAAATCATCATCTGGATGAATCATTAAATAATAAGGTTGGTCATCTGCAGTGCGCCAGTCACAACCAGATACTAAACCAAATCCAGGAATGACAGTTGGAGTTGCATCATCTGATAACATAGGTGCAGACTGGAACATGGTGTATGCACCTGTTCTACCAATGGTAGCATCATATATTAAATTAACAGTTGCATATGCTGGTGGATTACCCTGTTGTGGTGTAGCATATGGCAATGACACCCATACTCTGTTGCGTATAAAGGATAAAGTTATTTTATCAGTGTTCTGTGCATTAACTTCATTGTTAATAATAATTGGTCTTATGCGTTCAAAGATATCTTGTATGCCATTACGATTATAGAAATATAATCCTTGCGGCCAGTCGAAGAAATAAACTCCACCATTACCAGCAACAGCTTGTTGTGGTGTATCAACACCAAGGTTAGTTGAAACTTCTACTAACTGAAATGAGTCCGCGTCATAGCCCATAAGCAAATAAATAGCTTTAGGTTTGAATATCATTAGCTGACCATCAACTATTTTAATTGCACGTATACCTTCTCCACCTGCAATAATATCAATGTAGTCATCTTGGAACCAGTTCTCTGGTGAGCTTTCATGTGACCAACGGAGTCTATTAGGATATGCAGTTAATGTTGGAGTTGCATCACTATTATATTCTTTTGTATTAGCTACAAATAATTTATTAGCATGAGCTACTGTATGTTCTGCACGTGGCATAAAGCCACCAACTGGCAATTGGTATGGTTGCCATGTAGGGCCAGATGCAGTAAGTGGAGTTGCATATGTATCGCCAACATTCCATTTATACATATTTGCTGCATCTCTACCAAGAGCAACATACAAAGTATCTTCCCATTGAGTCATGCCTGCACCATTAATAGACTTAACTGCTAATGGAGTTAACGACGCACTATTTAAATAACTAAAGTTGTTACCAGAAGAAACATAAACTCTTCCATCATATGAACCAGTTGTTTGATAACCAGTTGTTAACATGATTTGTGGCGCGGCAGGATACTTATAATTATATAATCCTTTTGGATTCCATGTTCCAGTAAATGCTATTGGACTAGGGTTTTTTATTTGATAGCCGGCACGGGAGAACACACCACCACGTGGGTCAATCTCAACATTGAGCATCTCAGGTGATTCATTTGGTGCTAACTGAAATTGGTCAGCACGAAAGTTAAGTCCACCAGTAAAGTCAAATAACTGTTGAACTGCAATTTGAGCCATTGTTTACCAGGCCACCGCACTAGGAACAGATGTAGAACTTGGTAAGACACGAATACCTGGAACATTCAACCCATAACCAATTCCAGATAGTTGTAATCCACCAGAGTAAATCAATGGTTGGTTACCATTAGGTGCCGTCAGATAATCTTGGTAGTTCTTTAGGTTAGTAACAAATTGTTCTCTATAAACTCTTGCCATTTCTGCATCTTCTTGGAATTGATAGATGCGTGACATGGTATAGGTCATTAGACATGCTTGTAATTCAAGGTCTAAGTCTACATAGTTTAATGATTCTGAGTTAGTTGAATCTAATAGCCAGTTATAATTTGGCTCACGATATCCTCTAAGATAAAGCGTATACAATTGATTTGGGCGCGGCCATAGATATAGTGAGTTAGACCATAGAGAAAAATATGCTGGAATGCCAGGTTGATTATTGGAACCTACCCACCATCTTTCACCTTGGTCTTGACTAATATAAATTAATTCATTACCAAAATTATTATATTGGTCTGTGCCTTGAATTGATACAACATTTATCAATTCTTTTATTTCAAATAAATTAACAATTGTACCTATCGTTACATAGGGAGATGGTGCATATGCTGCATAAAGGACAAATACTGATTGGTTACCAGTGATAACTCCGCTTCCATCATTAGTAGTCGTGTCTATTGTAGATGAATAGTTTGCCTCAAACCAAGGCCAACGAGTATCGGCATCTACGATTGTTTGAAAACCTTCTTTAAGATATTGCAGCACTAGGTCTTGGTTAATATCATCAACATCAGTATCATATCCAATTTGTAATTGAGACATGTCCTCAAGTAAACTAATAAGCCAATAAGAGTTTAAACCACCTGTTGGGTCTAGTGCCATGTTATATTCCTATTCTTTAGACTTTGCTGCTTTAGCCTGTTGATTTAAATGACCAATACAGAATTCGGTTTTTTTAGCTTGTGGTGCTCTACATCTTTCTTGCTTCATTTCATTCCAGTGTGTGCAAGTTGGCACTGGGGGAATGTATTCCACGCCAGAAGGTGGAGCAAGTTCAGTATTAGATTGCACAAAATTAGGCATAACGCCTGCTACATCTTGTCCAGACTTTGGTGAATTATACATCTCACAGTTTGCTGGAACTTGGCTTGTAAATACTGGCTGTCTTGTCATATGTTTATTATCCTTCGTGATAATTTGTTCTCTATGTATTGTACAAATTTTTTCATTTAAAAGGAAATAGCTGGCACTAAGAGGGTTGCCCGAAGGATGACAACCTTTCAACTCTTAGCACCAGCTAAACCTATTTAACTAGCCGAAGCTAATTAATTTATTATGCGTCAGCTGACAAGTAGCCCTGACGTGAACGGTTGGAGCAAGTAAGCTGTCCGTAGGCCAATACGATGGCGTAACGAGCATCTTTTTGTGCAACTGTACCCTGTTGGAATGGCGTTGTGGTCCACCAATGTCCGTTCATACCAGTAAGCTTGAGGTACTTCGAATTGAGGAAGTACATCGAGGCATTGGATACCTGGTTACCTGGCATTGCAAGGTCAAACACAACTGGTGTCTGCTTGAACATCAAGTTTTGGAATCCAGCATTAGCCTTAGCTACGTCCTGGTAACGCACGTTTGGTGTCAACAGTGACTCATACTTGCTGAACAACTGCTCAGTGGTGATGATAAGGTCTGGAGTATCATTACCCTTCGATGCGTTGTTGTAGGTATTTGCCATGTTAACTAAGCTCAAAGTTGCACCTTGAATGCCTGCCTGAATGGTTGGGTTCCACCATGAACTGGTTGCTGCGTCGATACCACCGATTGCAGTGTTCAATGAACCAGCGAATCCGCCGATACCGTTGAACTCTTTTGCGGTGCCACCAGTACCGTCATTGGAGCTAAGAAGCTGACCGTTGACAAGTGACTTAATCGACATTTCTGCCTGCATGATTTTAGCATTCAACAACTTGATGATTGCTTCTGTTCCACGGTTCTGTGCTTCTTCGATACCGCTAATTGCGATGGATGCAGCGATTTGCTTCCAGTCGTATATAGCAGACGTGATGCCGTCTTGTGGGGTAAGAGCAATGTTGTCATAGCCCGAGTAGGATGCAGCGGTTGTGTTCTCCTCATAGAGCACTGGCTCTACGATTTGAGTTCCGCCTTCTTCCATAACAACTCTTCCGCCTGAATTCAGGTGGTTCAAGAGCACGAGGTCCTTGAAGATGTTATCAACCAGCGTTGGCTGGTAGTTTTGTAGTGTCGTAGAAAACAGTGCATTGTAGTCTACGGACTGCACGTTTGGTGAAGTCATTTTATTTTCTCCTTATAATGTTAGTGTTTTGGTTAAAGCCCCAAGCCTTTTTTGGCTTGTTCAAAGGCTTCAAATACTGTTTTAGGTGCAGTAGTTGCGACTGGACTTCCACCTTTAGAAGATGTGCCTGTGGAAACAATTGTTGCCGAACGCTTAGCTTGAACTCTAGCCTGTTCTTCTGCCAGTTTCTTGCTGGCTTCAGAAGCTTTAGAATAAACTTTATCAAAAGTAATCTGTTTAAAGA